CCGCGACCCTGCAGGGCGGTTGCAGACGATTCAAGAATACATCCAGGCTGGCTTCCTCTCGCCTCGCCAAGGGCGCCGGGCGCTGGACTTCCCCGACTTGGACGCCGTGGAGTCTCTCGCCAACGCGCAGGAAGACATAATTACGAAGACGCTGGACGACATGGTGGATTTCGGCGTGTACGCGCCTCCCGAGCCCACTGACGACCTGCAACTGGCCAAGGAAATGTGCCTTGAGTACGTCCAACGCTACCGGGCTGCGGATTTGGAGCCCGAGCGCCTCGACTTGCTGCGCCGGTACTCTATGCAAGTCGATGAAATGCAGGCACAGGCTTTGGCTGCACTCCAGCCCGCCGCGCCTCCCATGCCGTCTGCCGGTGCCGCACCGGGTCCAACCCAGGGACCGCCTCAAGCACGCCCGATGGGGGCGCCGCGCAGCGATTTGATGCCGTTCGCCTCATAACCCCAGCAGGAGCAACCCATGGCTGAAGCAGTGTCCGCAGCGCCCGCCGTAGCCCCGTCTGCCACCCCCGAGCCCGCCGCACCGGCTGCGCCCGCAGCGGCCCCGGCGACTCCAGCCGTCAACGAATGGGAAGCCAAGTGGAAGGCGGCCCAGGCGGAGCGGGACAGGAGCGTGCGCGAGCGCGTGGTGGAGCGCCGCAAGTTTGAGGGGCAGATTCGCCAGATGAACGAGCGCATGAAGGCGCTTGAGGCTCTGGAGCAGCAGCAGAAAATGGCTCGCCTCAACCCCGAGGCGTACCTCAAGAATGTTTACGGCGACAACTGGTACGACACCATTGTTAGCACCAAGCTGAACGGTGTCCCGCCCGCGGACTTGCTTGCCGCGGAAATGACGAAGATGCGGGAGGAATTTACCGGTGAGTTGAGCAAGCGTGACGCGGCGGCTCAGGCAGCAATGCAGCGCCAGCAGCAGGCGCAGCTTGAGGCCAGCGTGCGCGAAGTGACGGGCAGCATGGAGGCGTTTGTCTCTCAGAAGTCAGACGCCTACCCCGCGTTGATTGAGCGCTACGGCAACCCCAAGTCGGTGGCCGATGCGCTTTTCAAGCACGCTCGAGCGGAGTGGGATAAGACTGTCCAGTATGATGCCCGAGGCGTAGTTTCGCAGCCGGGCAAGGTGCTTTCCGCCAAGGAGGCAGCCGATGCCCTTGAAGCGCAGGAGCGGGCTATTGTAGAAAAGATTTCAGGCCGCTTGACGCCAAAGCAGACTTCTGCTCCCATTGGCGGGCCTAAGTTGGTTTCGTCGCAGCAGCAGCAGGTTCCGCAGAGCCAGCAGCAGCAGCGACGGACTTTGAGCAATGACATTGTTGGTAGCACGCCGGGAAGGCAGCCAGCATCAACGGCTGCTGAAAAGCGGTTGAAGGCCATTGCGGCATTCAACGCGGCGCGGAAGTCCTAACCTCAACGCGGCTACGCGCCGCACACTTGGAGTGAAACGCAAATGGGTGCATATCTCGACCTTCCCGCTGGTAACGCTGCGCTTAAGGAGTGGTACGACGACCAGACGGTTGAGAATCTGGCGTATGACGACAACCCGCTGCTGGTGATGGTCCCCAAGAAGACCGACGCCACCGGTAAGGTGATTCCGATTCCCGTTGTGTACGAGGTGAATCAGGGTCGCTCGTCCACCTTCGCCAACGCGCAGGGCAACCAGACGCCGGGCCTGCTGGCCGAGTTTTTCATCACCCTGAAGCCCGACTACGACATTGCTACCCTGTCGAACCAGGCGATGCTGGCTTCGCAGGACGAGCGGGGCTCGTTCCTCGACTTCGCCACCCTCTTCGTTGACCTCGCCATTCAGGGCGCGGCGCTCTCTGCGGCTTCTTCGCTCTTCCGCAGCGGCACCGGCTCCATCGGCCAGATTTCGTCCATCACCGCGGGCGGAGTCATCACGCTGACCAACGCTGCGGACGTGTCGCAGTTTGGCATCAACCAGACGCTGCAGGCGAACTCCGTTGACGGCGGCTCGCCCCGCGCCGCGCTGGGCTACGTCATTGCCCGCAACGTGGCGAGCGGCACCATCACGGTGTCCAACACCGCGCTTGGTGGCGCGGCTGGCCTGCCCACCGGCTGGACGGCCAACGACTTCCTGCTGGTGCAGGGCGACAATAACGCCAAGCTGTCGGGCCTTACCTCGTGGCTCCCGTCCTCCGCGCCGGGCTCCACCGACAACTTCTACGGCGTCAACCGCAGCGTGGACTCCCGCCTTTACGGGCTCTACTACAACGGCTCGCAGCAGCCGATTGAGGAGGCCCTGATTGACGCGGCCATGCTGGTGCGGCGCGAGAAGGGGCGTCCCCGCCACTTCTTCACCAACTTCGGCTCCGAGGCGGCGCTCATTAAGGCGCTTGGTGCGCGGCGAGAGTTTACCGACTGGACGGGCGAGGGCGAGTTTGGTTTCCGCGGCGTCAAGGTGCAGGGTCCGGCTGGCCCCATCGAGGTGTTTGCCGACCGCAACTGTCAGGCCGCCACCGGCTACCTGCTGCAGCTGAACACCTGGTGCCTGCACTCGCTCAACCAGGTGCCGCACATCTTCCGCTACGGCGACCAGCTGGATATGCTGCGCCTCGCCAACGCGGACGCCTCCGAGGTTCGCGTGGGCGCTTACGCCAACCTTGACTGCCGGGCGCCGGGCTGGAATAGCCAGGTTTCTCTGGGCGTGTGAGTTACGGCGAACTGAAAGGAGAGTCACATGGCTAATCGCCAGTTCGACCAGTATAACCTCACTATCCAGAAGCGCGTGGTGGAGCTTTTTGGGGTGTTTTCCATGTCGGGCACCAACCCGGTGCTGCAGAAGTGGAACTACCCCGCGCTTTCCTCCGGTGCGCTTGCGCGGACGTACTCTGCCGCCCCCAGCACGGGCGGTGGAACGTCCTTCCCGACGCGGTACGCGCAGGGGTGCGAAGGCATCTTTTCGTGCTCCCGCACTGCCGCTGGCCTCTGGACGCTGACGCTTCAGGACAACTACCAGCGCATCCTTGGGCTGCGGTTTGACCAGGGGCTGGCGGCGGGTGTTGCGCCTAACGTGGTGATGATGGGTGAAAACACCTCAGTCACCAACATGGCCGCGGCGGGCGGCTCCGTTATCGGCCTCGTGTTCGCGTCGGCCACCGGCGTTGCCGCTGACCCGACTTCCGGCAGCATCATTCGGGTTGCCATCACCCTGCACGACGCTTCGGAGCCGTAAGCCATGCCGCTCACCTGCTCAGTGTCCCTCAACAGCAACGTCTACTCCGCGGGGCAGAACCCCGCGCCGCAGGCGACGTTGACCGTTTACAATCCCGGCGCCTCGCCGGTCACTGTCACGTCTGTTCAGATGACGTGCCAGATTGCGGGCACTGGACAGGTGAGCAACGTGTGTTTGCCGGGCGTTCCGCCCATTGGGCCCGGCATGGCGGTGACAGTGCCCGCGCTGTCCTCCATCAACATCGGCCCGTGGCCGATTGCGGTGGTGAGTGCCGCCAACGTCAATTCGTTTCAGGCCGTCAACCAGGTGGACGACCTGACGCCCATCAATCCGCAGCCAAGCCAGCCCGCCAATGCACTGATTCAGTGCTTTGCCACCGTCATGGGCAGCGACGGCAGCATCAATGTCAGCAGCCCCGGTGGTTTCACGCTGAGTTACCAGAGCCAGCCTCCGCTGGGCTACCAGGGCGGTTTCCTCAACTTCGCTGGCCCTAACAACTTTGCTCTTGGCCTTATGACGGGGGTTCTCTAATGCCAGCTACGGTTTCCATCATCCTGTCCAGCTCCAACGTCGTCGTTGGGCAGAAGATGAACGCAGTGGTGGCGGTGCGCGACCTCGACGGCAGCGGGCCATACACGCTGCGCTCGTGCGCGGTTGTTGAAAGCACCGAAAGCAACGCCGTCGTCGAGCAGCCGATGTGCGCCATGCCCAACCAGCCGGTTGGCGTGGGGCAGATGGTTACTCCTCTCAACGGGACGACGTACTTGCCGTTTTCTTTCGTGGTTCAGACTCCGTATGCCTCCGGGCCGTCGCCTCAGGCGCCCGGTGGTGCCGCACCGGCAAACATTGCGGCCACTGCCGAGCCGGTTTTTCAGTTTACCGCTACGGTGCAGTATACGGTAAGTTCCGGCGCGATTCAGGTTGTGTCTGGCACGCTGCTGGTTCCCGCTCTTTCGACCATTCCGCCCTTCCCGCTGGCGCAGGGAGGCGCACTGCAGTTGTCTCAGGGCGCCAACTTGCTCAATCTCTTGTACCTGTAACCCGCAGTCGCTGTGTCCCTAAACCGCGTCTTCGGGCGCAAACCAACGGAGTAGAAAATGGCTTACACCCCTGTTGTTGTTCGTGACGGTAACAACGCCTCGCAGTCCATGGGCGCGTTTCAGGACGCGGCTGGCGTCAACTACAGCGCCGTGTCGCTGGACTCGACCAAGCCCACCTATCGGGCCGCGGCCAACTTCACCCCGCAGGCCACTGGCGCCGTGACGGTGATTTCCGTGCAGGGCAGCGCCACCAAGACGATTCGCATTAAGCGCATCGGCTTGTCGGGCGTTTCTACGGCCAATGGCCAGAACGTCTACTCCCTGCAGCGCACCTCCGCGCTGGGTGCCGGTGGCACCACCGTCAACCCGACCGCGGCGAAGATGGACACCTCTTCGGCGGCGGCTTCGGCGGTTGTGGCGCACTACACCACCACCCTGAAGGCGGCGGGCACCCCGGTTGGCGGGCCCATCACCACGGCCAATGTGCAGACGGGCGTTACCGCCGTCCCCACTGTGCCGGTGGCGAGCCAGCAGCTTCTCTTCCCCGAGGCCGGTATGCCCGCGGGGCAGGCGATTGTGCTGCGCGGCACCGCGGACTTCCTTGAGGTGCAGAACCTGGCTGCGGCCAACCTCGCGGCGGGCACCGTGCTGTGCTACTTCGTGGAGTGGGAGGAGGACGCGAGCTAATCGCTTTCCTCCCGCTGTAGCCGTAAACTAAAGGGGCGGGTCGCTCGATTGAGTGGCCCGCCTCTTTTGCTTGGAGACACACAATGCCCTCACCAAACTATTCCGTTGGCGACCTTGAGGTTCAGACGAACCTGCGCCTCACTACCTATGCGGACGGCAGCGCCACGCCTGGCAATGCCACCAGCAACAACGTGCGCGGAAAGAATGCTTTTGCCATTGCCGCGTCCACTTGCGTCATCACCAACTCGCTGGTGACGGCCAACTCTCAGGTGCTTTGCACGCTGGAGTTTGGCGACGCCACACTGACCACCATTCTCCGGTGCATTCCC